GGCCCTTCCGGGCCTGGAGGTAATCAGCCTCCTCCTAAAGAGGAGGAGCCTGTCCTCAATCACGTTATACGTGTCTAAGCGTGCGTGCTTTCCCTGGTCGCGAGACAGGGACACGAGGTTTAACCCCCTCGTGGAGGAGCAGACTCCTTTTCTTAAGAATTCCAGGCGGTTGCATCTCGCATGTTACCGAGGATTGATAACTTGGGGAGCGTCAACTGCGAAGTTGGCGGAAAATGTTAACCTTCGCTCTACCCGGGCGAAAGGGTCAATCCTTCAATACAAAGGGCGCAAGCCCTCCATATAGTAGGAAGCGACCGGGGCGGAGACGTCCCGAAGTAGTACAGGTCCTCTGCGCAAACGCGAGCGGGGAAAACCCGTTCTGCAATTCGAAAGGAGTTGCAAGGGGACTCCAGTTGCTGTAGCTGGCATCTGGTCTATATGGACCCGAAAGGGATATCCGGTGACCTCTACGAGGTACAGGGGATCTTGTTCCCTTGGGGCAGCAAGCATCCGGTCCTTGGACGGTACGGATCCCATCCGTACTAGTACCAAGGGTAGGCTATTTTGCCGAAAGGATGCCACTGAACCATAGTCGGCTACAGCCGGGAGGCCCATGCTTCTGCTCATGGAACCGGTAGTAGTTTCGCCTCGGCGAGCTATGGGATGTGGTGCGGGGCCGTATGCCCTGCCCGATATGGACAAGGAACCCCACGTGTCCACACCGACACAACCCTACCAAGGGTGCCTGCGGCCCTCGAAAGAGGAAACCGAAGGCTGAAAGCGGTGAGCGAGTTATCTTCACCAGATACTTACTCATGAAACTCCGTAACATAATCCCTGTTTCCAAGGTCGTTACTGGAGCCCACTTTCAGTGGCAGACCACTCTAAAAGGTGGTCGAGCCTTGGGCGCAGCGCTCGCAAGAGTGCTGCACCTAAGGGTTGGTGGAATGACTCGTCGGTGGTGTACCGCAACTTTCCAGTATGCGAAATTTGTCGTACGCTTACAACGCGTTTCCGGGTGGGCCTATGTGGTCATCTATCTGAAGGCTTGTACGGTGCTCCTTCAACAGAGTGCCGGAGGCCAGAGGATTAGTAACACCCGTGAACTAGGTTGCGCGGTTTCTCGGACTGCTGGTGGTATTCCTCGCGTGATTCCGAAGACGATGAGGACGGCGGTAAGGTCCAAGGACATCTGGACTGTGAGAATATGGTTATCTCTTTTCGGGTTATATCGAGTCATCGATGTGCCTGGGAAGCTGAAACTCCATACCATCACCAAACCGGCCTCTATCGATCCTAGGTTTCTGCAGGAATGGTACCTGTTCTTAAACGAATTCTTCGGTGTCTTACTGGAAATGGTAAGCCCGAGGATCGCCAGGTCATGGTTTAAGTGTCGTCGAAGCGACCGAAAGGTTGGATCGCCAGTTTACCAGGGTGAAGGCTTACGAGCCTACTCCTCGTTACTGGCCGCGCACTGGTCACCTAAAACCTGGGAACGGTACCCTTGGGATCTGGCCCCCCAGTATATGGCGATTCCGACATCGGGACCAAACTCAGGGAAGGGGGCGTTGGATGGACCCGGTCCTAACACCAACACCTCCTCGGGGTCGGTGCTGACGTCTGCCATGGTATGGCAGACTAGGTTCCGAGGCAGCCTGTACCCGTTCCTTCGGGAATGGCTTCAACTGTCCGGAGACCGGCTTATCGGCCGGTTACTCGACTTCGCGAAGAAATCCGTTGATTTCCTTCAGCATGCGGACTTATGGGATCATGAGTCTGATACCCCATGTTGGAGGCCTGAGATGAAGGATGGGTCCTTGTCTCAGTACCCCCGGAACCTACCGGGGTTCGGAGGAACCTTTGACCTGGGGAAACTGGGTTTCAAGGTCGAGCCAGCGGGGAAGATCCGAGTCTTCGCGATGGTGGATGCCATAACGCAGATGATCATGGCACCGGTCCACAAACTGCTCTTTCATATACTGGGTAAAATTCCTACCGATGGCACGTTCGATCAATTGGCGCCTGCGAAGGCGCTTATATTGAACGGTAAGACCCGGTTCTGGTCATATGATCTTAGTGCAGCAACGGATCGGTTCCCAGTGGAGCTGCAGCGTGGCGTCATGGCCTTATTACTGGGGCCAAAGATGGCGGACTTATGGGTTCGGTTGCTTGTCGACCGAGACTATAGGGTCCCAAGATGGATAGCTCCGAGAGTCCCGGTTCCTAAGGGGACTCCGGAGAAGGTCCGTTACGGGGCTGGTCAGCCTATGGGAGCGCTAACCTCATGGGCGGCCTTCTCGCTAACCCACCATCTCCTAGTCCAGTACGCGGCTTACGCCGTATACCGGAAGGTTGAGTGGTTTACGGATTACGCATTACTTGGAGACGACATCGTCTTAGCGGACGAGGAAGTAGCCGAGGGTTACCTCATTCTGCTCTCGCAAATCGGAGTGGAATATGGACTCGCGAAATCGTTGATTTCGTCAACCGGAGGATTCGAGTTCGCTAAGCGAACTTTCGTCGCCGGAAGAGATGCATCTCCGATCTCGCTCCTTGCCCTTGGTGTTGCGAAAGCAGACCTTGGTGTACTCGAGCAGATCATGGTGCATGTCGGCGTGCGACCCTTAGAGGAGACTCTAAGGATATCGGCGCGACTCCTAGGCTATGGGTATCGAACGTTGGCACGGCTGCCAGCTGTGTTGACGACTAGATCCCGTCTTCAGGGGCTCGCCGTGTTATTAACACGGCCTGGATCTCTGTGGGCCCAGCCGTCGTTCCAAGACTGGCTCGCCCAGATACGTCCAGGTGTAGTTGGTAACATTGGGGAGGAGGCTCTCGCAGCGATGCGAGATTCTCTTGAGCAACGGTTACTAGATTCATGTCTAGCTGCTTTGAAAGCGCGCCTATCGGGCTTGATTGAGGGACCCCTGCACGGTGGAACTCCTTGGGAACGTCCGAGTGAAATCGGACGAACCCCGGATCTGTCGGCAGGACCCTATCTGGAATTTTGGTTCTGGATATTCGAGCGCGATATTCTCCGCAGGATAGAGCGAGACCTAGCCCGTTGCGAAGCCCGAGTTCGTGATCTGGGACCACTTTCTGGTAAGGCCTTAAATGAGGTCTACGAGCTGGTCAACGGCGTAAGGGAGGACCTCGCGGTCCTTCCATCATTACGCACGGTGTCTCGTCGAGATCGACTAGATTTCGGCGGACCCAAACGTTCAGCCTTACTTAGGCTGTGGCGGGCGGGGCAGCGCGTGCTGAAACGGCATCCTGGAACGTAGGGTGGGAACCCTACTGTCCGATTTGTGCGTCAGCTGTCAGTAACAATATCACTGAATCAGCCTGTAGCAATGCAGAGCTGTAGACGAGATCGAAGCAAGTGGCACTTGCGGAGATTAATTCCATTAACGAGTCAAAGGCGACAAGTCGTCCGGAGACTCCAACAAATAGTGCTGCTTGACAGCGATCAGGTCCGATAACCCAGCAATGGGGGGGCGGACTACCTGAGTGGTCCCTTAGCCAGG